AAATCCGTGATGCCACGGCGTTGCATAACAGTTTTAAGGAACGGAACCACAAGGTTCTTGAACTGGGCGCGGGTAAACGAATCGTTCTGCTCAAACAGGAAGAACTTGCTTGCCGTGGCAATTGACTTTTCAAGAATAATGAACAGGCGGCGCACATTGATACGGTCAAAGGCAGAGGGCCTGGTCTGCATGGTTTTGTCACCAAACAGGATTATGCCTTCACCAGGGAACGACACAATGGGATTTACCTGACGGGTGTACAGTTCGTCGCGGTGAGCTTCCGATGTCGGGTTGTACGCCAACTTTACCACACCCTTGATTTGACCACGGTTAAACCCTGCGGGTGAAAACCACGCTTCGTTGGTAAACTCGGTACGAGCAACCAATCCTGCAATGTCTGCGTTTAGTGGCACCAGTCGAACAAGGTTGTTAAAGGTGTCCAACTGGTACTTCCAACCGCTGTCAAGCACTGCATACGAAGAGTTCACATTGAAAGTGCTGTCGCGGAAGGTCTTGATGGCGTTTAGTGCTTCGTACGGGAGTTTGTTCTCCACATCAGACTTGCCAGGAGACTTGAACGCAATGCAGTCCAACCGCTTCTCGCACACGTTTTGAATGACCAGTTGTGCAAGGGTTGGAGTGGCATCTCCCAGTGGAAGCAGTGAAACATCAACCGCATCTGCGTCTGCAAACTTGCTCCACCCGTTTGCCCACCGGTCAGAATCGGATGGGTTACCACCAGAAAGACCGCCCTTAAGGTGGAAGGAGTTTACTCCTGCTCCAACAGTAGTGGCAGAGGAAATGTCGGAACCAAGAGCAATATAGTCGGTCTTGCTTCCAGAATGAGCAGTGTTTGCTGCAATGTCCTGCCGAATTGCCCACACATAATCAGACTTCTCGTTTACAACAGTACGGTAGTAGTTGCTGCTGCCGTCAAAGTTGCGTGCATCAGATGCACGTGAGCAGCCCTCAAACTTCTCAATCAACCCGTTTTGAGTGCCTGTCCACTTGCCCTCCTTGTCCAACACAAGCACATTGATAAGGTCGCCAGCACCGCCTGCGTCTGCTGCAAACACCGAAGTGGTTGCACCTGTTGTCACATAGCCTGCGTACACACTCTTGATCGCAAATGAGGTGCTGATGCCCTGCGCCTTTGGAAGCAAGGTGTTTAGGAGGATGCGTACCCGTGGATTTGCTGGTGAAGCGGTTAGAGTAATACCACTAGTCACACCACCCAAAAAGTCTCCGAACACTGGTGTTCTGTCGGTGAAAGTAGTGCTTGCATTAGTTCCTGTTTGGATACCCTTTACGCTAACGCTTGTGCCGTCAGTAAAGGTAATGGTGTCTCCAACAGAAAAGTATCGAACTTGATTTTGACCAGTAGTAATCATGTCTATGAATGTGGCTCCTAATGTAGCTTCTGCCGCAAGAGATCCACCGGTAATCCCGTTTCCGCTGGTAACAACCACCTTTAGGCTGTTGCCCAAAACGCCTGGATACTTGCCTGCAAAAACTACGCCGGCAACTGCTTCGGTTGAAGATAAACCTCCTGCACTTGCACCAAACTGGGTTTCGTTATTGATAACCAGTTTGGCAACTCCTGTAACACCAGCATTGGTGGACTGCGAGTTGGCAGCACCACTACCAACCACGCGCACAACCTGGCAGTTATTACCGTAGGACAAAAAGTTTCCTGCGGTGAAAAAATCCACAAAGTTGTCGTTGTCTGGTTTTTGGAAAATGCTTGCCAGTTCGTTTTGACTGGCAACAGTAACAATCTCATTCACCGGACCCCAATGGAAATACCCTGCAAAGCCGCCTGGAGTGGTTGCAATTGCGGGAACAATAGTGGTCAGGTCAATTTCTTTAATGCTTACGCCGGGGCTTACTCTAAATCCCATTGGTGTGTCTCCTTCGTGAAGAACTCAATTCTATGACTGCACTTCTGCGTATATGTATTATTTACAAAAATTCAGAAAATAGTCTAAATTGTCCACCCTGTATCTAGGTTTTCTTGTTTTCCAAGACTCCAACTAGTACCACCAGTGTCGATAAAATTGGTTTCTACACTGCCGTCTTCCACAAAACCAAAGGGGGTCATTTCCTCTTCCAGTGCCTTCATCTGGTCTTCGTACAGGTCTTTACGAATATCACTGCCCGTGATCTGTTTAAAATATGCCTGAGTGGTGAGCCACCCAAACAGCACAAGAGTCATTACTAGATCGTCGTTATGGTTGTCTTCTGCCTCAAAGGAATCGCCTTTTGCCACAAAGGTACACATCTCGTCCACGGTGTGAAAGTCTTCCACAATCAGTTTGGTGTCCTCTATCAGACTTTTTAGAATAGAGCAGCCGATACGCTTTACTGCACTAGAGGTCTTTACACCCTTTACCGAACCGCCCCTAGCTCCAAAACCGCCGTTCACTACCTGCCCCTTGCACCCCATTTGAGACACATAGATTATGTTGTCGTACTCTAGTTCGTCATGAAGAATGTCTGCAACTTGACCACCAATATCGTTTACCTCCACTAGGCAGTACGCGTTGTTGTACTGGCGTAACACGGAGTAGATGGCATTGGGGTACAGCATGGGGGGCAGTTGGTTGTTGCGGAAAGTAGCAACAACCCGATACGGAAACGCCGACACATCAATCACAGAGAACGCGTGGTAGTCCAGTCCCTGTCCCCGTGCAGTGTCCACCACTGACACGTAGTTGTGTCCTGCTACAGGTTTTTCGTATATTCGTAGCCCCTCGTTGTTCCAAAACACAGGAGTTCGGTACACCATACACTTTAATTTCTCTGAATGGATAAGTGTGTTTGTTGAACCCAAGAACTCTGTTTCAAATTCTGTGCGAAACTGCTCCTCGGAGGTGTTAGCAATAGTCTGTTTTTTCCACTCTTCGTCACGACCCGGTACATCACTCCAATGCACCTCTATTGGCACATATTCGTTCTTGCCTTCTTCTCCTCGCTGCTTGTTTGCGTTTACCCAGAAGCGGTAGAACATATTCAACCCCTTGGGCGTTGAAATAATAGTTACTTTTGTGCTTTTTCCGCTCGTAATCGTGGGGTACACAGACGAGAAAAACTCTTCTGCCACATTCTGTGGCACATACGCAAACTCGTCCAAGAAAATGTAGTTAAAAGCACCGCCTCGCACAGCAGACGATGATGTGGCAGACGCAAATATTTTAGAACCATTTTCTAAAACTATTGATCCTTTGTTCCACTCCACCACACCCTGCTGTAACCACATAGGCAAGTACTCGTACGCCAACTGCAAACGCCCAAGCAGTTCACGAGCTGTATTGAGTTTATTTGCAAGAATAGCAACATTCATGCTCTGATTAAACAGCACATAATGTAACATATACGCAATAATGGTTGTAGATTTACCTGTCTGGCGTGGCAGTTTACCAATTACAAATCGGTTTTCGTGAATAGTTTGTATCATTTTTTCTTGGTAGTCGTACGGTTCAAAAGGCACCACCCCCTTGTCAAGAGACACAATTTTTACATAGTTCTTAATGAAGTACAGAGGGTCTTTGGCGCATTTAATGTACTCTTCAATCTGTTCAGGAGAAAAGTTTACGTTTACCCCTGCTGCCTTCAGATTGGGGTTGCCAAGATACTTTATGCTTTTTTTACTCATTGTTTGTTTCTGTCGTTCTCAACCACATCACCAATATCTGGACGATTATCAAATGCCTTTGTAGAAGACCGAGAAGAATTAATAATATCCTGTAGTTCTTTTGTTGAACCAACGTAAATAGATTGATTGGTTGTACTGGTATTTGTTACACTCTGATCAATTTTACGAATGGTCTTTACACGATTGTGCAGATCAACTAGTTCACGATTAGTTTCAGCCAGAGTTTTGATTAATTGAGACACCACCTCATAGGCACGAGGTTGATCCCCTTCTTGTGCCACCTGAATCACCCCGTCTAATGCAGTTTTTCCCATGTCAACAAGGTCTTTAAGGTTTTCTCTCACAATTTCATAATCTGTTTTCAAATCTTTTTCTAGTCGCTCTTCTGTTAGAGGAGCAGAGTCAACCTGTACAACAATTGCGGTTTTTGGAACCCCTGTGTTTGTTGGTTCTTGTGCAGGTTCTACTTCTAGAGCTTTTTCTATATTGTTAAATCCGCTCATAAAAACACTCCTTAAATATTCCAATCCACTGTGTATCCTCCACTGGACATTGCTGATGCGTATGTGGTTCCAGTTGCACCAAACTGATTCTGATACACCTTGGCGTATGGGGTGTGTGTGTTTAGACTTGAACTTGCACCACTTGGACCAGAAATACCCACCACAACTTCCGCGTAGTTTGGTTTGTCTGTAGTAATTCCTGGATAGTATGTAATTCCAGAAATAAAGTCTGATTCAAACACATCAGAGCTCCACAACCCTGATTCAACCACACGAATTTCTTTGTAGTTTCGTTTTGCACCAAACAAATAACTCTTCATAGTAAAATTAATAGTAAAAACAATGGAACGGCGAGT